CAAGAAGCGAACCACGACGAGCCCTCCCTTGGGAGAGCTCAGACTGGCTTGCGGATTGCCCCCGGCCCGTAAGGACCGACCCCCTAAGGGTAGTCGGTTCCCAACGTGGGAGCGCCGCTGTCCTGTTGTGGAAGAACTCTCTTCCAGACATGCCAGTTGCGTTCTTCCCATCGATCCTTTCCTTGCGAAGCTCAAGAACGCCCTCCGCTCTGTCCGCCGGACTGAGGCGGTCATAAGGTGGAAGTCGGCCGAGATGGTTTGGGTCGCGTTTTACGCGGCCCTCCTTCTCGTCCGACCGCCCCACCTTGACCTTTCAACCCGGTCTGGACGGAAGCGGAAGGCTGCTCTTGAGGCATTCGCTCGGAAGATCACTGTGTCGATCCTTGCCCGCGGACCGGGCGGGGTGCTTCCTTATTTGAAGGAGGCTTTCTCCCGCTTGCGGTTTGACGCGTTCGACCTTAAGCCTGCAGACCTGCCTTGCGCAGTACTGCGGACCTTCGGTTGGACGAGAAAATTCGCGGTCATCTCTCAGTTCGCCCGGGTTCCCCGGGCGTTCCCGAGAGGCGACCGGTCCGTGTTGGACAAGGCCTTGGACAAGCACAAGGCTCTCATCACGACCCCCTGGACCACTCCCCCGATCATCCTGGAGGAGGCACGTCGCTATGCTGAACGGTGGGCTATTGGCCTAAAGTTCACCACAGACGACGTTCCTCCTCTCCAGGAGGCATCCTGCCTGGAATATACCAGGCGGGAGGGCGGTTTGGTCAGGGCCGTGGTTGAGTGCGTTGGCAAGTCCTCGCTTCCTGCCGGCTCCGTCGTCCATTCGGCCGGTGAGGGCCCTTCGCCCCCCCATGCCCGGGTCGCCTCTTCGGCGTTCACCTGGGGTAGCTCCCAGGCGATCGCTTTGGCGGTGCCCGAGATGGGTTGGAAAGCCAGGGTCGTAACCCGCCATTCGGCGGTACGAGTGTCCTGGCTCCATTCTATCCGGAAGGCTATGATCGATCATGACCCTTCGCTGATCCGTTCCCTACGGGACGGCCCAGTTAAGGTCCTTGAACGTATCACTCCTCCGAGTATGCGGGGGCTTCGGGTCCTATCGGCCGACCTCACATCCGCCACTGATTCCTTCGGCCATGACATCTTATATGCCCTGGTCGAAGGGATCACGGCTGGATGGGACGAAACCTTCACCGCGTGCTTGAAGGCCGCCGTCGGACCGTATCAGGTTGCGTATCCGGACGGGTCAATTGTTGAATCGGTTCGGGGTACCCCGATGGGCCTCCCACATTCGTGGGCGCTCCTCGGGCTCCTCCACCAGTTCATCATCGACCTTTCCGCGCGCAACCTCGACCGGCTTCCGGCGGGAGTCTTTGAGACCGAAGCTCCGGGCGGAGACGACCTCATCGCCTTCTGGCGTCCGGAACGGATTGCTCGTTACGAACAATTGTTCCAGCTAGTCGGCGCGTCGTTCTCTCCGATGAAGCACCTCAACTCGTCGAGTCGCGGGGTCTTCTGTGAGCACTTCTTCCGGGTTTCGGAGAAAGTCCTCACGAAGAAACTCCCTCCCCGCAGGGTGGTCACCGATAAGCTTTCTTATTCGATGGCCGTTCTGCCTAAGAAGGAGATTCTCCCTGGACTCTGGCGGGTTCGGGTGCCTCCTCGGCCCGGACGGACTCGGATCACCTTGATCTCATCCGGCGATACGCCTTTGAGGTGGTTGGTGGCCCCGTCTGACAAGACTATGCTTGCCAACGTGCGCCATCACCCTCCTCTCTGGCTGACCGCCGGACCAGCTTCCAAGGCTTCGGCTTCGTTTGCTTCGGTTCAGAAGGTAAACCGCGTTTTGCG